CTTAGGGTCGGGTGATAACGTATTCGATTCAGAGTTGATGCAAAACATTTCCAAAAATCAACTAAGACCTCCACAAGCCAAACTTATGGGTAACGCTCTTTGGATTTTTAAGGAACCTGTAAATGGTCATAAGTACGTTATGGGAGTTGACGTTTCTCGTGGTGACTCTGAGGACTTTTCATCAATTCAAATTATTGATTTTGATGAGAGGGAACAAGTATTAGAATATGTTGGTAAAGTTCCACCAGATGTATTAGCCGAAATTGCCTATAAGTGGGGGACGATGTACAATGCATTCTGTGTAATCGATATCACAGGTGGTATGGGAGTTTCAACTGCCAGAAAAATGCAAGAATTACAATATCAACCTGGATTGTATGTTGATGGTGTCGATACGTCTAACAAATGGAAGTGGGACCCGAAAATAAATGAAAAAATTCCTGGTATTAACTTCAATACAAAAAGAGTACAAATTATTGCAGCATTTGAAGAGGGGGTCCGACATGGGTTCAAAATATATTCTCATAGGACCTACAATGAGATGAATACTTTTGTTTACATCAATGGTAGACCAGATCACCAAAAGGGTCAACATGATGACTGTATTATGGGTCTCTCTATGGCAATATACGTTGCAGAAAAGTCATTTCAATCATTAACTAAAGTTGTGAATCACACAAAAGCCATGTTGAATTCGTGGGCAACTGTAATGAATGAAAATAAAAATACTTCAGATTTTTTTAATCCATTGGTACCTCAGATGGGTAGAGATTCAAACCTTAATAATAATGGGGCGTCTAAAGCAGATTACCAAAAATATGGTTGGTTATTTGGTGCTAAATAACTATTTATATTACTGAGGTAAAGAGTAAATTTAGATTATGGCAGAACAAAATATGACGGTTTGGCAAAGACTGTCACAAACATTTGGACCTAACTCACTATTAAATCAAGATTATCCAACATTCAAGTTCGATAAAAAGGAACTCCTACGCACAAAAAGTAGAGAGGAATATGAGAAAGAAAAACTTCAAGCACAACAAACGTATTATCTCACCAATCAATGGGCTAAGGTCGAGAACAATCTTTATTCTCAGGCAATTTATTATGAACCAACAAGATTATCCGCCCAATATGATTATGAATCGATGGAATACACTCCTGAGATTTCAGCCGCTTTAGACATTTATGCTGAAGAATCCACTACCACAAATGAGGATGGATTCATATTACAAATTTATTCAGAATCTAAAAGAATAAAGGGAGTACTTGCAGATTTATTTAACAACTCTTTGGATATCAATACAAACTTACCAATGTGGACACGTAACACATGTAAGTATGGAGACAACTTTGTCTATTTGAAGTTAGACCCTGAGAAGGGTATTGTAGGATGCCAACAATTACCAACTATTGAAATTGAAAGACACGAGGTTGGAGCAAGTGGTAAAATATCTATGGATGTAAAAAACGAAGTTGATAAAGAGAAAAAAGCATTACACTTTACATGGAAAAATAAAAACATGGAGTTTCAATCTTGGGAGATGGCTCACTTCAGATTATTGGGTGATGATAGAAAACTTCCTTATGGAACATCAATGTTGGAAAAGGCAAGACGTATTTGGAAACAATTACTTCTTTGTGAAGACGCTATGTTAATATATAGAACTTCAAGAGCCCCTGAAAGAAGAATATTCAAAGTTTTTGTGGGTAACATGAACGACGATGATGTCGAAGCATATGTACAACGTGTTGCAAACAAATTCAAAAGAGAGCAAGTTGTTGATAGTAAAACAGGTAATGTTGATATGAGATTCAATCAAATGGCGGTTGATCAAGATTATTTCATACCTGTAAGAGATCCGGCAGCACCAACACCTATCGATACTTTGCCAGGTGCTACTAACTTATCTGAAATTGCCGATATTGAATATATCCAAAAGAAATTATTAACTGCCCTCCGAGTACCAAAAGCATTCTTAGGATTCGAAGAAGTTGTTGGAGATGGTAAAAATTTAGCACTTCAAGATATCCGATTTGCCCGTACCATTAACAGGATTCAAAAAAGTATGATTGCTGAATTAAACAAAATCGCAATCGTGCATTTATTTTTATTAGGATTTGAAGATGAGTTATCCAACTTTACACTTGGTTTAACTAATCCATCAACACAAGCCGACTTGTTAAAAGTTGATGTTTGGAAAGAAAAGGTCTTATTGTATAAAGATTTGGTTTCCGATCCAGGAAACGGAATTCAGGCTACATCATCTACATGGGCTAAGAAACATATCTTTGGATGGTCAGACGATGAAGTACGTTTAGACTTACAACAACAAAGAGTCGAGAGAGCCGTTGGAGAAGAATTGAAGGCAACTCCAACAGTAATCACTAAAACTGGTCTATTTGATAATATTGATAAATTATACGGAAGTGCAACAGGGGCAACTCCAACCGCAGGTGCGGCAACCACAATGGATGGAGGTGAGGAATTAGGTCCTCCACCATCATTCGGCGGAGGTGGTGAAATACCTGGTGGTGAGGCAGAAGTTACACCACCAGCGGGTGGAGAAGAGGCACCTCCCGCAGCAGAAGTTACTCCTGAATCAAGGAAAAAAGACATGAACATTTTAGTAGAAAATAATTTTATTGAAGGTTCACAAATAATAAATTTGGGTCAAGCACAAGATTCTTTGGGAGAAATTTCAATACACCTAGATAAGTTATTAAATTCATAATATTTATTGTAAAAAACACAATGACCTTCGGAACAGTAAAATCCCTAATTGAAAAAAATCTCTTGGAATCATACAAAAATGAAAATGAATTCAAGAAGACTTTACGAGAATTCAAACACAACGTTTTGAGTAATAAAGCTATGTCTAAAGCATACGCGATATATGACCAACTGAGTTCACCTCAAGGATTGAGTGAACAGGATGCGAAGGATTTTATAGAGGAGGGGATTTCTCTGTTAAATAAGATTTTACCAAGTATTAAACTTCCGATTAGTCTTTCCGAAAAAACTGAAAACAATTATACTGAAATTGATACATTAGTTTACAGCCAAGATGTTAATTTACTTGAAAGAGTAAGTGCAAAGAAAAATATTCTAAAGGTTATCACGTCAACTAAAGAATCTATTAAAGAAAGTATCCATATTCCGATTAGTTCTATGGTTGCGGTTGCAAACCAAACAGTCAATAATTACATACTTAATTTAGACGAAAATTCTAAAAAAGAATTTTTTCAAATAGTTTCTGAAGATACCAAAACTTTGGAAACAAAATTTGAAATAATCAAGGAAAGTGCAATATCTAAATTGACTGCACTCCAAAACAGTGAAGATTCACAGGATATTAAAACAAAAATTTCAGAAACAATCGACAAAGTTAAGTCTGAAAAGTTTGACCAATTAAATTTCTTAAAATTAAAAAATTTAGAAGAATCAATTTGATTGGTCTTTAAGACTTTGAATATGTTTCGCCTTCAGAATCTGTGCTCTTCTAAGTACAGATTTTTTTGTATATTCACGTTTCTCAAATAAAATCTGATTTTGTTTTGTTTTGATTACTTTTGACTTCAGGGTTTTGAGAGCCTTCTCAATGTTATTACCCTGATTAATTTTTATTATTATCATATATTAAAATATCTGCAAATATAAAAAAATTTTGACATTTATGTATATTATGTATATTATTTCATTAATAAACGTACATAATATCATTATTAATGAAAAAAGGAAAAAGTGTTAAACTTAACCTGTTCAATCCCATCAAGTCCCAATATGGGACAGTAGACTCCAAAAACTTAAAATCGGTTTATATAAATATTCAATCATGGGTCACACCAAAAGAAGAATTGGATAATTGGAATCGAGTTGTATCAGGTTTAGGGAGAGAAATAAAAAATTCAGTTTTCGAATCAATCGATTCAAAAATTTTTCAAGAAAAAAATATTGTTGATTTGGACCTTCGGACAAGTGGGATATCAAAAGGGAAAAAATCATTTTTCAATTTAGAAATCAATCTTTATACCCTACGAGAAATGGATTTTAAGTGTGATGAAATTAAAGAATCCATAAAAAATATTGTCAAATCAATCTATAAAAATAACGTAGTTCAGAACAAATACTTTGAATTTTCAATTTCTAAAAAAGATGAAATTTAACAAACTATCTGAATCCGTATATTTATCTTAAAAGATTAGATGAAAAATTTAAGAATTTTAGAAGCTAGCGAACTTGGCCACGGTATATTGATTGAAATGGACGCGGGTTGGGTTTCTCCAAAAGATGCTCAGAATGTTGACATTCTAAAAGAAGCATCAAATTTAGATTATAGAAATCCATTTGAATTTTATGCGGTTCTTCAAAAATACGATACTCCAAACAGAAATGGTAGAACATATCCTGAAAGGATTTTGAAAAGAGAAGCAGATAGATATAAACAATCTATTTCTAAGGGTTTGTCGACATCTGAATTAAATCACCCCGAATCATCATTAATAGACTTGGACAGAGTATCTCACATCATTACAGACATATGGTGGGATAAAAATATACTCATGGGAAAACTCAAATTATTGACATCTCCAGGGTTCCACGAAAGAGGTATAGTTTCAACAAAGGGAGACCAAGCGGCTAACCTAATGAGACAAGGAGTAACTTTAGGCATTTCTTCAAGAGGTGTTGGGTCATTGAAAAAAGTTGGAGAAAGAAATGAAGTACAAGATGATTTCGAATTAATATGTTTTGACTTGGTATCGTCACCTTCAACTCCTGGAGCATATTTGTTTTCAAATCCTGACGAACGAAGTAAGTATGAAGAAAATTTAGAGGAAGAAAGAAAATCTAAACAAAATAATGAGTATGCTGAAAAGTCGGTTGACTTAATGAAAAAATTAGACGATTTTTTAAGAAAATAAAATTATGGAAGAAAAATATTTTGTAGCAAAAATTCAGTACGATTTTCCTGATGAAAACACAGGTAAGATTAAAAAAGTCAGAGAAGAGAAATTGGTAAAAGGTTACTCTGTAACAGACGTGGAGGCAAAAGTAACCAAGAAGTATGAGGGTTTTACTCATGATTGGAGAATTACTGCGGTGTCTGAAAGTAAAATCGACGAGGTGATTGAGTAATCAACATTATTAAACTGAAACAAATGAAGTGGTCTATTGACCACTTTTTTTATTTTGGGGGTATTGTAAAATGACTTTTTTTAATTTTGGTACTATTTATATGATAAATTAAACAATTTTTTTCTATGCAAGAAAATAAAAACTTAGTACAGGAGGCGTTAATTCAAATGAGAAATGTTGAAGAAGCAATCGCCCAGAACGCAAAAGGAATACTTGCTTCTACTATGAAGGAAGAAATCAATCAGTTAGTAAAAGAATCTCTATCAGAACAAGACATGGAAGATGAGGTTGAATTAGATACAGACATCGATATGGATGTACCTGTTGATAATGAAGATGATATGGAAATGGACATGGATTTTGACATGGACATGGATATGGATTCAGAAGAAAGTCCAATAGATTTAACTGACGCATCTGACGAAGAAATTCTGAAAGTGTTCAAGGCTATGGGTGAAGAAGATGGAATTATCGTTAAGAAAGACGGTGAGGACATTCACTTGAGCGATACTGACACAGATTCCGAATACTTAGTTAAGCTTGGTGAGTCTGAAGAAGACGAAGAAGAATTAGACGAAGCAATGCACATGGATGAAATGGATGTTGACACAGAAGATGTAATCAATGCAATTTTCTCTAAAGATGGAGATGTTGAAGACATCGACATGGAGGATGAAGAAGTTATGTACGAAATCGAATTTAACGAAGAAGACGACGACGAAATGCACGAACAAGAAGACGACGACCAAATGGAAGAAGAAATGCATGAAGAAGAGGATGAAGAGTCCGAAGAAGAAATGCACGAAGAAGACGACGACCTGATGGAAGAAGACGACGAAGAATTGGACGAATCTTACAACCACAGAAGAGCTGTTAGAGAAGGTAAATCGACAGTAAAACCTAAAGGTGTTGGAATTGGTTCTGGACCTAAATTCACTTATAACGGTAAAACCGCAGGTGGATTCAAAGAGGACAAAAAAGAAGGTCCTAAGACAATGGGTACAGGAAAACCAAAGTTCGAATACAAGAAAGGTGAAAATATGGAACAAAAATCCAAAGTTGTTAAGGCTGAAACAAAAGAGGGAGCTCACGGAATGAAAAAAGGTGATGAATCTAAAACCATGCCAGGTAAAAAAGATTTTACAACCAAAAAAGGTGACACTCTAAAGAGAAAAGCTTTCGAAAAGGAAGAAACTAAAGAAGCAGCAAGAACTTATGGAATGGGTTCAAAAGAAGGACGAGGACTTAGAAAAGGTATTACTAACAACAGAAATTATGTTTATGGTAAAAACGGAGTAAAAGTTGAATCCACAGAATCAGAAGTTAATATGTTGAGAGAAAAGAATGAAGAATACAGAAAAGCGTTAAATGTTTTCAGAGAAAAACTTAATGAAGTTGCAATCTTCAACTCAAACTTGGCATACGCTACAAGATTGTTCACTGAACATTCGACTACTAAAAAAGAAAAAATTAACATTCTTAGAAGATTCGATAATGTAGATACTTTGAAAGAATCTAAAAATCTTTATAAGTCAATTAAGGATGAATTGT